GTAGGACGTCTTCGAGCTCTTCTTCGGCGCCAGCAGGAAGATCTCCCGGATCATCCGCTCCCGAGCGACCGGATCGAACGAGCCATGCAGGGCGCCCACGATCTCGCGGAACCAGTCTGCCCCCGCCTCCGCCAGGGCCGGCGTGCCGATCACGTCTGGCAGCCGCAGCTTGTTGAAGATCGCTATCGCCCGACTAGCCTGGCCGCGATTGAGGTGCGGCAGTTCGGGCAACAGCGATCGGCCCGTCCGGATGCGTTCCCGCCAGTCCGGTACGGCAAGCGACCACGGCTCCATGTCAGTTGACCAGGCGGCCCCACTCGCTGTCGGCGCCCGCCGTCAGCGCATCGCGCTCGGCCAACTCCTTCTTGCCCAGAGGCTCCTCCACGCGCTTCGGCGCGTACTCCGACCAACCCGCCCGGACCTTCAGCCAGAAGATCGCCGCAGACAGGCCTTCACGCGTCGGCTTGCACGCCATGGTGAACAGGTTCTGCGCCACCTTGGCCGTAGCCTTGATGCCTCCCAATTCGATCTGGTCGGCGTAGTGGAACCGGAGCGTCTTCGGGTCGATGCCAACCAGGCGGGCGATCTCGTCCTGAGGGATGCCGAAGCCGGACAGGGATTCGACCAGGTTGCGGGTGTCGTCGGTCGGCACGTGCGCGGGCCGGCCGACTTTGCCACGGGTCACGGTTGGATTCCTCTATTCTTCAAACGGATTAGGATCGAGTCGTGTGGCAAAGCCCCAGCGCCATGCAACCTTTATGGAATTGAAGAAGTCGCAGGCGCTGGCACGCAAGATGGGCTTCAGGATCGCGGATCGGGACGACCTGATCTATTCCGACCGTGATGCCGATACGTGTGTCGCCAGCTGTCCAGTTGACTCCTGCCAGCGCCTCACGATCACATCGACATACTGCGGATCAAGTTCCAAAAGCCGCGCTCGCCGCCCCGTTCGCTCCGCCGCGATCATCGTCGTGCCGGAGCCACCGAAGATGTCGAGCACGACGTCCCGGCTCTTCGATGAATTCCTGATCGCACGCTCAACCAGCGCCACCGGCTTCATCGTCGGGTGCAGGTCATTCTTCATTGGCTTGTCGAAAAACCAGACGTCGCCCTGATCGCGCGCGCCGCACCAGAAGTGCTCGGCGCCGTCCTTCCAGCCATAGAGAATGGGCTCGTACTGGCGCTGGTAGTCGGCGCGACCGAGCGTAAACGTGTTCTTGGCCCAGATCACGAAGGTCGACCACTTACCTCCGGCCTCGCGGAACGCCTTCTGCAACGTGTCGAGTTCCGAAGACGACATGCAGATGTAGATCGCGCCCTTGGTGACGGCGAGCATGTTGGCGCTTGCGGAGTGGAGAAAGGCTTCGAACCCCTCGCCCAGTGCATCGTTCAGGATCGGCCGGCTCTTGCCGCGCAATTTATCCTTGGCCGAGTTGGCATAGTTCACATTGTAGGGCGGATCGGTGAACGCCATGTCGGCCAGTTCACCATCGAGCAGCTTCTCGACGTCGGCGCGGACCGTCGCATCGCCGCACAGCACGCGGTGGTCACCGCAGATCCAGAGATCGCCTGGTCGGCTGATCGGCTTGGCAGGCGGCTCGGGCGCCTCGTCCGGGTCGCCGTCGTCGTCGGTGCCGAGCAGCAACTTCTCCAGCTCGAGTTCGCCGAAGCCAGTCAACCCGAGGTCGACGCCCAAGCCCTTCAGCTCACCCAGTTCGAGCCGTAGCAACTCCTCATCCCAGCCGGCATTCAGCGCCAGCTTGTTGTCGGCGAGGACGTATGCCCGCCTCTTGGCCTCGGACCAGCCGGTCGCGACCATCACCGGGACCTCGGGGAGCCCCAACCGCTGGGCCGCCATGACCCGGCCGTGGCCGGCGATGATGGTGCCCGCCTCATCGATCAGCACCGGCACCGTCCACCCCCATTCGCGGATCGACGCCGCGATCTGGGCGACCTGCTCGTCAGAGTGGGTCCGGGCATTGCGCGCAAACGGCACCAGTGCGGCCACGGGCCGGCGTTCGACAGCGTCGGCTGGCCACCTGGCCTCCGTCGCGGTGACCGCGCCGATTTCTTTGCCAGCACGGCGGCTTTGCGCCCTCTTAGCGGTCATTGTTGCCCTTCAGCTGGAGGCCCCAAAACGGGCCTCTTCTTGGAGGTATTGGCAGACGGGAAAAATTCTCCCGGTGAGCCCCATGCCGGCAGGCGGCCCCAAAGGCCCCAAGGATCAGAGGCCCCCCGGCCTCCGCGCCGTGCGCTTTGCGCGCTCGACGGCAGTCTTTGCTCCGTGATGTGACGTGCACATCAACATCGTGTTGCTCCGCTCCAGCGGCGCGCCACCATCCTTCAGCTCCACGATGTGGTCGACGATGGCGCCGCGTTGCGTGCAGCCTTGCACCTGGCATCGCCCCCGTGCCTCACGGCGCACACGATCACGAAGCGCGATCCACGCGGCCGACGAGTAGAACGGGTCCGCGACCTTTGGCGGTAACGCCGCCGTCTGCAGGCTGAGCGTCGGCACGCGCGGTCGCAGTGCCTGTAATCCCATGATCGTGATGCTCCGCAGATAGCAATTCGATGATCGGGTTGTTCGCTTGGCTTAAACCAGCATCGAAGCGCTTATGCGGTCACCAACAACGGGGACCGACATGAGCCGTACCGCCCTCGACGCCTACATCGCCCGCAAGACCGAGATCGACACCGTGCTCGCCCGGCTCACGGCGCTGAGCGACGAGCACTTTGGGGCCGAGCCCGAGGCGATCACCTGGGCCGACGTCGGCACCCTCGCCCACTACGCCGAGCTACTCAAGCGCATCACCGACAGCGCCTTCAGGGAAGGCGAGCACGCCGAGTAGCGCCAAACGCTCCAGACCGCCCCGACTGGCTCAGGCTGGCGGGGCTCCGGTCGGTAGGAGCCGCGACGGTCGCGGCTCGCTAACAGGAGCAACCACCATGTCGAAGACCACCCGCAAGCAGACCACGACCAAGACAACCGGCAAGCGCGCTGCGCCGAAGCCCGCAGCCGAGAAGCCCAACGCGCCACGCGCCGCGAGCAAGCAGTCTCAGCTGATCGCCATGCTCAGGCAGCCCGACGGCGCAACCATCGTTGAGATCACCGAGGCACTCGGCTGGCTGCCACACACCGCCAGAGCTGCCATCGCCGGCGCGCTCAGGAAGAAGCTCGGGCTCAATATCGCTTCCGAGAAAGACGCTGACCGAGGCCGCGTGTATCGCCTCACCGAGTAGCGGCTGATGTACCGCATCATCCTGCGATCCGTCGGTAATCCCGACTTCGGCCAAGATCCGTATCAGCCAATATCTCCGACGGAGGAGATCATGGTGGATACGCTGCGGCAGGCAGCAGCAGCCGCGCGCGGCTACATCGAGCGCCATAACCTCGGTGGCGGGAATTTCCCATCACCGTGCGTGTTCAAGGTCAATCAGGTGGTCGCCCGGATTTCCTACAACGGCCGCATCTGGCTGCCGCCGGATGGCGGCTGGGACGACAACGATCCTAATGACTGGAAACGGTGGCGAGAGGCGCCAGGATAGTCCGGCCGCCGACGAGGCAACCCGATCAATCAGCCGGCGGCTGCGTCACGACGTGGTCGCCGGTTTGTCGTTCGTGTTGTGGGTGATGTCCGTCACGCGCACCTGTCGCGACCATGACAGGAAATCTAGCCTCGGACGCCGAATTTGTCCGGGCGAAAAGTGTCTGCAGTTGAATTGTTTCGAGAGTGCCGACGATACGCTGGAGTTCTTACTGCCGCGCAGCCTAACTTTTTGACTTGCCGGCCGAAGCTAAAATCCGATCCACCGAGGTCTTGGAGATCCGCAGCGAGCGGGCAATGGTCAAAGGTTTCATGCCCGCTTGGTAGGATGCCCTGATTCGATTCGCCTGGCCCGTCGGCACATCGGCTGGCTCGATCGTCGCGGCTGAGAACGCTTGAATCGATGGTATTTCCTCGACCGCCTCGATGCGCTTCTGTGCACGGCGGCGCTTCAATTCCGCAACCACTTCGCGCTGCAACGTTTCAAGGTCAACGTCCTCGAGGCCCTGCAGCGTCGTCAAGATATTCTTCGGTAGCGTGACCCTGGGGGGCATCGGCACTTCATGCACCAATGTCTGTACTGCTGTTTCCGCCGTTTGCAGCGTTGACGTTGCATCAGCCACCTCCGAGCGCTTCAAGGTATGCTGCCCACGATATAGCCCGCCGCGCCTCCGATCAGGCCAGCGCCGATGACCTGGCCAGCCGATCCCCCGGCGACCAAACCGATACCACTACCGAGAGCGGCACCGGTGAGGGCGCCCTTTTGCGAACGGCTCATGCCATCGCAGCCCATCAAGGTGAATGCGACGGTCAGCAATATCAAAGCAGATTTCATTTTGTGTTCAGTGGCCAATGTCGGAGTGGTGAATACGTCATACCGCACCAGGCCGCCACCGCTGGAAACAACCAATATGGTTGTGAATTTCTCAAAAGTCCCTTCCAGAAGTGCTATTCGGAGATGTCGAGGGGTCCACCCAAAGCCAACCCAGCTTCCCTCGACGCAAGGAGAGCCTCTCCCACACCATCAGGCTCTCGTATAGCGATGGCTGACTCTCCCCAAGGAGTCAGTCATCGTGCCTTGCATGCAGTCAATCAAAGGCGTGGCCCTGTTGGTTTTAGCCTGCGCTTGATCCGAACACGCGCAATTACCGAACGTCGCCCTGCCAACCTCGATTCGGAGTGGCCATTAAGTCGCCACGCGATGATACAAAGTGCGTAGACCCAATGCTCGTGCGCCGCTGCGCGCGCGAGACCGACCGTCCAGCAGATCTGCTTCCAGCGCGTACCGCTGGCTCGCATCCACATGATCTTGGCATCGATCGGCTCGAGCCACGACGCCCACCCAAGCGTGCCCTCCATCCGGCTGATGGCTGCAGCAGAAGGGGGTGGCAACCGCATGGGCTCAGGCGTCTGGCCAACAAGATCGCTGAATTCGACGAACATCTGGGGCCACGTGCTGAAGTAGCCCTGCCCCCGTTGCGTGGGAAGCCGCCGCAGGACTGCAGCCGCCTCAATCAGCCGCTCCTCGACCATCTTGGGCGTCCACTCAGTCATGACGTCCCTCCTGCAGCTTCTGCTTTGTGCCGTAGAGCTTCTCGCCCAATTGCCTGACTAGTTCCCGCTCGGGCCAGGTCAGACGTTCGTCGTCGGCATCGACGACCAGCACGCGCTGGGCCTGCCAACCCTGTCGCTTGATGTCCTCGGGCGGCTGGCGCTCGCCGCCGAAGCCGCGCGGTGCCCACCTCATCGCGTCACCTCATTCAGCAGGGCCGCGTATCCGATCACGTCGACCATGCTGTCCTGGTGGCCGGGATCGCGCTGCAACCGGGCCAACTTCAGGTCCAGCATGCAGAGCACGACCTGCGCTGGGCTGACCGGGTGACCAAGCGTGACAGACCAGCGGGCGGCAATGGCGGCCATACTCTGGCGCGGGTCGCCGTAGGTCTTGCTGCGGTCCACCAAGACATCGGCCGCGCGTGCGAGGATCGTTCCCACACTCATCGCACGCCTCCCCGGGTCTGCAGGGCCCACAGCAGGATGGCGATGGCGTCGGCCTCGTTGTCGTCGGCCGGGCTGTAACCGCGAGCACGAACGGCTTCGATCACGGCGGCCTTGTCGGCATTGCCCTTGCCTGTGACATGCCGCTTGATCGTACCGACGGGGACACCCTGGTAGGCGATCGACCGCTGCTCGCACCACGCTGTCAGCGTCGCCAGCAAACCGCCATGCACATGTGCCGCATCGGTGCTGAGATGCCGGCGAACCTCCTCGAAGTGGATGGCTGCGATACCGGACGTGTCCTCGGCGATGCCCTCCAGCCATGCGCGGAACCGGACGTAACGCATGCCACCGCCGTCGTAGCGGCTCGGCCGGAACGAGACAGTGCCGCTCACGATGCCGCCGTCGGGCAGCGCCATGGCCCAGCCGGTCGTGGTGCCGAGGTCGAGGGCCAAAAGGCCCAGCTCGGCCAGTCGGGGTGGGTGCGCCGTCAGCGGCCTTGCGCCGCCGGCATGAGGGGTCACAGTCGTCTCAGCCATGATGATCTCCGTCGAGGGGGTGGTCGTGGTCAGGACGACGACGGAGCGGTTCTTGGCGGAGCTCTCCGTCGTCGTCCGGCTTGGGCTATGGGAATGCCGGTGGGCCGGTGGCGTTCGGGCGACGCATCACGGCACGCCATCCAGCCAGGCGGGCGGACCTGGAATGGGGGAATGTCGTTTGGAACCCTCCCCGGCACCCTCCCCGGCGTAAGCCTTTGAAATCGCAGGGGTCGGGGAATGTGGGGAGGGTGGGGAATGTTTCTCGCGGTCCTCTCTCGCACGCGCGTGCGCGCGCGCACGTGTAAGGGTCGGAAAACATTCCCCACCCTCCCCACATTCCCCGGAGCCTTTGTTTTCAATGGGATAGGTAGGGGAATGCTCTGATCCAACATTCCCCTCCGCCGACAAACATTCCCCAGCTTGTTCCACATAACGGCTGATGGACGACTTCCCTCCTCCAGCTTCGGCGCTGAGCCGCCAACGCTTCGCCTGGTGCGAGACGCCCAGCAGCTGGATGCGCACCGCGGTCCTGCCAATGTCGAACACCCGGTCGCGCATTTTGCCGAGCGCCTTGCCCATACGGATGCGCTGCGACTTCTCGTTGCCCGATCCCAGCGGCAGGGGCGGCTCACAGCTGACGGCAAGTTCGAAGAGGTCCCCTGTCCCGACCTCCGCCGTCCCGAACCGGTCCCACCATGCCGACACGAAGCCGCGCCAGGCCCCGCCCTCGCTGTCGGAGGCCTCCATCATCTCGTCGAAGTTGCCCAGGAAGCCCTCGATGCCGGCCACCTCGAGCACGCCGCCCATGATCTGCGCCCAGGACTCGTAGCTGCCGATCGTGCGTTTGCCGGACGGCCGGCCGGCGGCGATCCAGGCGCGGCCGAGGGTGAGACAGGCAGCGACGAGCCGCGCGCGATTTGCGCGAACCCAGACCATCAGGTCGGGATGCCGGAACCCGGTACGCTGCGCCGGGCTTGCGACCCCGGCATCGAGCCGGATGCGCAGCAGCCGGCGGGCCATCTCGTTGGAGAAGGTCGGGTTGTTGCCGGTGGCGACCCAGAGACAGCGGATCGGCAGCCGTGTGATCTCGGAAACGCCGAGGACGCGATCCTCCCAGAAGGGTGCGGTCAGCGCGGCAGCCAGGGCGGACGCATCGAGCTGGCGCTTCAGGTTGTCGATCAGCACCAGCGTCGGGATCTGCCGCAGCTTCGCGGTGATGCGCTTGCGCCATTCCTCCTCGTCGGTGCCCTCGGTCATCGCGCCCACGCCCGAGCCGGTGAGAATAGTGGCGACCGCGTCGACCATGAGCGTGGCGCCGGTGCCGGGGGTCGGCTTCTCGATCAGGTGGAGCGGCGTCGGGCCATCGACCATGGCCCGCAGGAAGCCCAGCAGCAGGAGCGCCACGGCATGGGCCCGCTCGGCCGCAGAGGTGAACGGGAACTCGCCCAGGAGGTCGTCCACGATCAGAGCGCGGGCGGCAGAGATCTCCGCGGCGGTTGGCCGTTCGGGGATCGGCGATACCTGGAACCCGGGCACCGGCTGATAGAGGAGCCG